TTGCGGTTGCGGAGGCACCGGAGGGTGTAATGATAATGATAGTAACTATATGTTTTTTGGTAATTTAAAAATTATTAAAAAATATGTAGATGCAATGTTAGAGATGGATGCAGAACATGTTCAAGAGATATTAAGTAATGGACATGATTGGGCAGCTGATCATATTGCAACTTCAAAAGATGATGTACAAGAAGTTGGAGATTTTTTAATGAATGAAATGCATCATGATGACGAAATGGATTCATACAATATGCAACAACCTCAATTTATTCCTGCAGGATTTAAGAATCACTTAAAACAATTAATGCCAGAGCGTATTGAAAAAACCGAAGCTGGTTATTTTGCTACTACTGAAACAGGTCGACGATTATCTAAAAAACCTAAATCTAAAAAAGCAGCATTAATGCAATTGGCAGCAGTTGAAATTTCAAAAACATAAACATGGTAAATAATGGAAAAACTTAAACATTTGTTGATTGAAGCTAAAACAGGTTGCCCTATTGCAACTCAGGATATTCATGTTAATTTAAAAAATCGACAACATGCAATTGATGAATATTATTACGGCCCAGCAAATCCAGAAAAACCAGGAAGTTATTGGAAAGATGCAGCAAAGCGTTGGAAAATAGATGAAGCTACTGCTAAAACAATGAAATGTGCCAATTGTGCAGCATTTGATGTTTCTGATAAGATGTGGAAATGTATGTCTAAAGGCATAGAAGGCAATGAAAAAAATATTGATGCATTAGCTACAATTCAAAAAGCAGATTTGGGATATTGCAATTTTCTTCATTTTAAATGTGCAGGTTCTAGAAGTTGTACTGCTTGGGTAACAGGCGGAGCATTAGATGATAAGGATTTAACCAAATGATGAAATTAAAAAACATATTGATAGAAAACGATGTAGTTGATCCAAAACAATTGGCTAATCCATTTTTTAAAGAATTTTCAAAACAAATGAAAGTTTCTCCAAAATTTTCATATTTGGGTTTGAAAAATAAAGAACATATATTTAGTGCACCTATAGATGATTTAGGTACATTGAAATTGATATTTTCTAAAGCTGAATTCATAGCAAAAGTTTCAGATACATATGCATACTTTGGAATTGTTTATTTGCTAAACGGATTAGAACAATTTGATGCAACAGTCTGTTTAATACGAAAATCAAAAAATTCATATGAAACTACATTGTTTGATGATTCTAATTCTGATTTTAATAATTCGAAAACAAATTTTGCAAACATAATTAAAAACATGATGTAATGTTAAGTTATAACGTATCAAAACCTATTTATCATGATATTACAATTTCAAAACCATTACCTGATGATATTGCACAACATGTTTTATTAAATTATACATGCCATGTAGATCATGAAGGCTTTGATTTAAATGAAATTGAACAAGAATATTACAGATATAATAATGTTTCTTTAGAACATGATACAACATGGTATAAAGATGGCGATGCTGCCAAAGGCGCACACGCAATTATTCAACCATGGCTCACTCAACAAAATGATTCTGAATTAATATTAGATCATAGTCAGTTTGTATTTAGATACCCAATAACGGGTGATGCTGCAGCACAAATAAAAATGTATGCAAATCAACGTCCGGAACTATTAAGAATTTTAAGTGCCGAATTCAAATGTGGTTTAGATCTATGTATTGATTATATATTAGAAGACCGAGTTCGTCCCGTAGTTCATATAGAATGGGATTACTTAGATGTATCAGATATGCTCGTTGACATTGATTATGTAGAAACAGTATTACAACATACCAATTGGCAAGAAATAATATCAGTTGTTAAAAGATTTAACGTGTTATCAAAAAATTCATTAGATGCATTTCAACAAGCAGATTTTAGATCCATGTTATTATTTGGACGTAAATCTTATAAATTGATTCCTACATTGTAATATTTATTAATATGATACGTTTAAAATCTTTATTATCTGAATCATTAATAGATGACCCTGAATTCCGCGACAAAGTAAAAGAATGGGAAGGCAAAGTAACTGATGAAAATGGTCTTCATGTGACATATGATGACGCAACAATGCGTCCGGTAAAATCTTCTAAACAAGTACAAGGAGTTGTTACGATCGGATATGGTACAACTAAATCTATATACCCGCAACTTAAACCTGGAATGAAGATTTCAGAAAAACAAGCTGAATCATTATTAACAAAAGGCATACAAAAAATAGAAAGCGATGTTAAACGTCGTATTCCAAAGTATGATTCGTATCCTAAATACATTCAAATGGCGATCATGAATTCATCATATCGTGGAGATTTAGGACCAGCAACAATTAAATTGATCAATTCAGGTCAATGGAATAAAGTTTCAAAAGAATATTTAAATCATCCAAATTATATCAACCCAGGTAATCTTCGAGGCGTAGTTATCAGAATGAAATCTAATGCAGATGCATTTGATAGATATGCACAAGAATTAAAAAATAAAAAATCTGCAGATGCATACGGACATGGCGAGCAATACATGACAATTGGAAAAACATTGTATCCTAGGAAAACATCGAAACATGATTATGCTAATGTACGAAATGCGCCTACGATTAATAATGGTATTGTTAATAACATCATCGCAACTATAGAATGGCCTAATCCAGTAGGCGTCGCGAAGAAGAAGAAAACAGATGACCGAATGATGACTTGGTATTATGTTGAATTGCCAAAAAATATAAGTTTATTACACGATCATGGCTGGGTTCGCTTTGATGCTGTAACTATAGATAAAAATGCTAAATTTGTATAAATTTGGATATTTATCTAAATTTTAATATAATAAGTTATGAATCATAATTTCATTGAACGTTTATTTGTTGAATCTATTAATATCATGGCTACTGATAAGTGGGAATGGCCTGATCATTGGGATCGAGAAAGACGTTTAAAATTTTTAAATGAGTCATTGCGGTTTGCTGAAGATCGTGAATTATTTGAACAATGTGCAATTATTAGAGATGTCAAAGAAAATTTACACGAAATCTAACAGAGGACTTCATGAAGTAATTTTGTTTAATGATGACAAAATAACGTTTGATCATGTTGTTGACTGTTTGATGTCATATTGCGATTATAATGAGTTACAGGCATATCAATGTGCAGTGATTGTAGATCGAGCGGGGCAATGTTCAATTTTTACAGATGTATATGATGAATGTATTCAAGTTAGTACGTTATTAAATAAATCTAAATTAAAAACAATAGTTAGAAAATATAATAAGAAGAAATGATTACTTTTTTTATTAAAATTCGTATAGGTATACTTCATGCTACATATCATAGAAACATGAAACGAGCAGATGAAGCAAGAACTAATCATGATATAGTTTCATTCAAAAAACATATTTATCGAGCTGAAGATGCTTGGCGTAAAATAGTTATATTAACAAATAAAATAAAAACAAATGGGTAGAAAATCTGCACACACTGGAGAGTCTCCAAAAGATCGTTCGATCAATATCATGGATAAGTTCATAGCAAAAAATATGAACCGCGAAAAACATCAACCATTTAAATCTGCTAGAAGAAAAGATCCAGATATTCCAATTCATATGTGGCCTTTGAAAGATCAAATCGAATATTGGGAAAATCGTACGGATGCAGATAGATTTGACGATGCTTACCCGGTATATTCATTTTGGATTATAGAAGTTCAAAAACAAACAAAAGTACATTCATCATTTTTTACGGATCGAGCAATGAAACTAAAAGATTTGTTGCAACAAATGTATGATGAAAAAACGATGCCTAAAGATGCAGTTACTGTTCTTCGTAAACACGGAGTATATTAATGGAAGACAAACAATATAAGTATGTATATGGAATCGGTAAGACGGCTCTAGATATTCCAGAAAGTGAAATTCGTTATGCAATGGATAATACAAAATCTAATGCAGAAGCTGCTCGCTTTCTTAAAGTATCATTTACTACTTATAAAAAGTATGCTCGTATGTATACAGACCGAGATTCGGGTAAGACGTTGTATGAGCTACATAAAAATCAATTTGGAGTAGGTATTCCTAAAGATGTTCAAAAAGCATCAAAGGGTATCTACTCTATTGATAACATTTTAATGGGCAAGCATCCTAATTATCCTTCCTGGAAACTTCGCAATAGATTATTAGCATTAGGAGTATTTAAAGAAGAATGTTCTAGTTGCGGATATGATGAACGAAGAATAACTGATGATACCGTCCCGGTATTGTTAGATCACATTGATGGAGATGAAACTAATCATCAATTAGAAAATCTACAAATGCTTTGTTTGAATTGTTATTATCAGCAAACAGGCAATCCTTTTAATCAAGACAAAGAAAAATATTGGAATTACAATTTGCTTGAGTGATATTTATTAATATGATATCTTTAAAAAAGTTAATTGTAGAAGGTCGATATGATAGTTTAGTGACTGCATTGTCTCGCAAACTATTACAAGTAATCAAAGACAGTTATGCTTGTACTAAAGATCCAGAAGGATTCTTTGGGGGAGAAAAAATATACTACAAAAAAGGTGAAGAAGTTCCACATATTGAAGATTCAAGCCAAATAGATCATATTTACTTTGAGGAAATAGAAAATACAGATATTCCATTAGATTTTTATTTAACATTGAAAGTGCAATGGATTGAAGGATTTAATGATGTACATGTAGGCGGAGATGCATACAATGAAACAAAACGAGGTGTTGCCGATGCTGCGCCATTAATTGAAATTCGTTTCAAATTAGATCCTGCAGATTATCCTAAAGTATTATCTGAAATTGCATTTGATCTTCGAGATACACTTCGTCATGAAATTGAACATATTACGCAAAGCGGTTGGAATACAATAGATTCAAAATATATTCCTTCAGACCAAGCAATGCGTAATAAAATTGAATCAGGCAAATTGCCGCCGGCTCGATACTTTACATTGCCAAAAGAAATTGATGCAATGATTCAAGGTTTGTATTTGCGAGCTAAAAAAACACGTACGCCTTTTAAACAAGTTGTTGATAATTATTTAAATATATGGGTTAGCAATCAATCTATAACTGAAACAGATAAACAAAATATCTTAAAGGTTTGGAGAGAACGTTTACCTAAGCTAGGAATTCGTCAGGAGATATAATGATCCGTTTGCAAGACATAATGAATGAAGATTTGCGCCGCTGGGTCAAAGAAAAGTGGGTTGATCAACATGGACGTCCTTGTGGTAATGATAAAACCAAAGGTGTAAAAAAATGTCGTCCTAGTAAAAAAGTTTCTAAAGATACTCCTAAAACATGGAGTTCATTTGATAAAAAAGAAAAAGATTCATTAGTAGCTCAAAAGCGTAGAGTTGGTATGGGTAAACGTACTCCTAAAGCTGAAGCAGTTATTGATGAAGAAAAAAAAGCAAAACGAGATGCATGTTATCACAAAGTTAAAGCTCGTTATACGCGCAACGGAGGAACGTGGCCATCAGCATATGGTTCATTAGCTCTTTCTGCTTGTCGTAAAAAAGGTGCTAAGAATTGGGGTAACAAATCAAAAAAGAATGAAGAACTAGAAAAGGAATTCATGGAAGAAATGTCAATTTGCACGGAATGTGCATTATCGTTAATGGAAGATATTAAAGCTGGTAAATTTGATGTAATATCAGAAGCTGAATATCAAGGTCGCAAAGTGCAATTAGGTAAACCAATGCGCGGCGATGTAAAGAAATTTAAAGTCTACGTTAAGAATGAAAAAGGCAACGTTGTAAAGGTTAACTTTGGCGACCCTAATATGAGAATCCGCAAGAGCAACCCCGCACGTAGACGTTCATTTAGAGCTAGACACCGTTGTCATACAGCCAAAGATAGAACATCAGCAAGATATTGGTCTTGTCGTAAGTGGTAATTTGGATCTTTGTATCCTTTTTATTATATTTGTGTCATGGAAAAGATAGAAGTAACAATGCAGGAAATTTGGCAAGCTACTCGTCCCGTCGTGCATAAAAATAAAAAATCATATTCTCGCAAAAAGAAACATAAAAAGACTGACGAAAGGTTGGATTCGTAACTCTTATTTCATATAATATAGAAAAATAAAGAGTTATGAAAAACAAAACAATTGGTGTGCCAACCTTAGTAAATGGCAAACAAAGAATCATCGAATTAGGTACTAATGTTGACATCACGGATAAGTTCCGCAGCATCATGATTAGTCATGCATTTGCAAATGATGAATTATTAGTATTAGATGAATCCACAGGTCGTGCAAAGCGAGTAGCTCGCGAAGGCGAAATTCCAACACCGGAACCCGCAATGGAAATCAAAAAAGAATTAACACCGGAGTTGCAACTTATTAATAATGCCCATAAGATTAAACCATCTTCGTTAGAGATGTCAGATGTTAAGTGGAAGTATTTGGTGCGAAGCGCAGTCCGTGGCAAGAACATCATGATGGTTGGTCCTGCAGGATGCGGTAAGACACAGGCAGCAAAAGATTTGCCAGTAGCTACTAATCGTCCTTTCTTTTATTTTAACTTGGGTGCAACTCAAGATCCTAGAGCAACTCTTATTGGTAACACTCACTTCAAAGATGGTCAAACCACTTTTGATGAGTCTGCCTTTGTGAAAGCAATTCAGACCGAAAATGCAGTTATCCTTATGGATGAGTTGTCTCGTGCGCACCCTGAAGCATGGAACATCTTGATGACAGTATTGGATGAAGGTCAGCGTTATCTTCGACTCGATGAAGATATCAATGCTCCATTAGTAAACGTAGCACCAGGAGTATCCTTTATTGCAACAGCAAACATTGGTACCGAATATACATCGACACGTGTATTAGACCGTGCATTGATGGATCGTTTTGAGATTATTGAAGTAGATATTCTTTCTTTATCTCAAGAAGAAGACTTATTGACACGTCGCTTTGGAGATGCAGTGTCTGCAAAAATGATTCATGCAGTTGCTGACATTGCAGATGCAACACGAAAAGAATGGAGATCAGAAGAAGGCAAACTTACCACAATGGTATCCACTCGTATGACGGTGCGCGTATGTGAATTGTTAGCAGATGGCTTCTCTTTAACTGAGGCAGCAGAAGTAGCAATTCTTCCATTCTTTGATGCATCAGGCGGTTCAGATTCTGAAAGGACGTTTGTTAAGCAGATCATCCAGAAGCATATGGCAACTGAGATGAATGACATTTTCAATACGGGCGATGTTTCAATGGATACAGAATCAACGCCATTTTAATTTTTCATAGCTCAAAAGGGGAGGCGAGAAATTGCCTCCCTTTTTTACTATCTGGTTGGATTATTGGAATGAATTTCATATAATATATAAAAATAAAAGAGCTATGAGTATTATCGACAAAATCATTAATGGCAAGTATACAAGCAATCAAGCATCTAGCTTTTGGATGGATGACTTTGATACAGATTTCAAAC